CTATCTCCCGGCTGACTTCCTCCGGTATCAGCGGCCAGGCATCGGCCTCTGTGGTCATGAATGTATCAATAGCGCCCTCGTTGATTTTAGTCATGCTGACTTACACTCCCTCTTTGGGAGCTAGAGCCGACTACGCGCCGCTCGCTCCCTGATTAACTCGTTCATGGTCTTTTTACCCCGCGGCCCGGACCCGCTGAACTCGGCGCCCCCCGTGGTCATGGCGGCGGTCGCCTTGAGTTTCGCGTTGTGCTTAAGAGCCTCTTTGACCACGCCAGTCACTTCGGACTGCAGCCCCGCTTCGGCGACATCGATGTCTTCTAGTCGGTTATTAGCCACCAAGAAAGCCCACGTCAGCTCCGCGTCCGCGCCCTCTTTGGCCGCCACGCGCAGGAACGTGTTGTGCAGTCGCTCCTGGCGATACTGCGTCTTGATGGTGTTCAGCTCCTCGACTAGCCGGGCTGGGTCTTCCGTGTCCTGGCCCAGCGCCTTAGCGAACAGGCTCTTGATGCTGGCCAGCTCGTTCTCAAGCCGCCTCTGTCCAGTGCGGTACTTGGCCGCCTCACGTCGTAGCTTCGCCACTTCGTCGCCAGCTTCCGGCTCCCGGCCTTCGGCCTGCGGCTCCGTGTTTTCTTCCTCCACGTCCTCCTGGGACGCGTTGGCTTTCTTCTGTTCGTCCACCTGGGACCCCCCTATTCGCCCACCTGGGGCTGGTTCTTTATCCCATTATAACACGGCAACCCAGCGACGGGAAGTCCCGACCCTACTTGAGCTGCCCCTTGAAATCGACCTCCACCGCCGCGGCTAGGTGCTTTTTCAGCTCCTCAGCGGGCAGGGTGTCCAGCTCCCAGTAACCCCACTTCAGGATGGCCTGCAGGTGCTGCTCCGGGTATAGCTTCTTGTCCGCTATGTTCAGGATGCGCGCCTGTTGGTCCGGCTCGTCCGGCCTCTCAGCCACCACGAACACGTTACTGTCCAGGCTCCTAGCTACTACGACCATCTAAAACGCCCCCACTATGTACTTGATGCCTAGCTTCAACATGATAGATACCAAAGACGGGCTGGGTTGGTACGGAAAGGCAATCTCCTTGATTAGACTCACCGGGACTCCCCCATGCATTTGAACCTCCGCGTACTGCCCGGTCAGGTGGTCCAACCCCAACGGCACGCCCGACTCCGTGGCGTCTGTTGCCGCGTCCTTCAACCAATTCAGCGGGTCCCCGTATGGGTTGTCGGCGTGATAATATCCTTTGTGTGCCTCAACCCAGGCAAACGCCCCCGGCTTGTTCAGCATGTGCGCGGTGGCTACCCGCTGCCCCTCTTTGCCGCCCCCCGCGGCTAGGCTATCACCCAAAGTCACGGTGGTCCGGTTGGCCACGGCGCCGCGGTCTATCTTGACCATGATTTTGCCGTATCCCTGCCCGTGCCAGGCAGCCGACTCGTCGTATAGCATGCCGTAAATGGGACGGTCAGCCGCCGGGAGGTTCTTCTCGGCACCGAACAGGCTCTGCTCGACATTGGTTCGAATCTCCGGGCTGTTTATCCCGCTTGAGGTGCCTGTTTCGAACTGGCTTTTCAGGCGCCCGCTGTCCAGTATCTTCTCGATGGTAGCCTCGTCCCTGTAGCGCACGATGATATCGGCCTTGTCGGTGACTTCCTTCAGGCGCTTGGTTACTTCGTTCTGATACGCTGTCGGACTAAGGCCGTGGTTGGCGGCCCACTTATCCAGTAGCTGCCTTTCCCTGTCCCCGTAGACGCCCTTCATCGGGTACTTGACTTGCACCCGCGGCACGCCGGGAGTTGACGGGGTCACGGGCGGCTGTAGGGACAGATTCGCTCCTCCGGTGCCTGGTGTGCCTGTCATGTATCGTTCGCGGTCATACATGCGGCGCCGCCCGGTCTGCTCGTGGAAGCTGGCACTCCGCTCGTTCCACTCGTCTGCTTTGGCTCTGGCCCTGGCCTTAGACTCCGGGGTCATGGCTACGGACTCGCGCCTGCGCCACTTCCGGATGTTGCGCTCCAGCTCACGCTGCCTTTGCCGCTCCTGGTAGCCCATGGGGTTTTGGGTCTGCTTCATGGGGAGCGTCAGTCCGGCTATGTACGGATTGACGTCGTGGGTGCAGTTGGGATGAAACAGCCCGTCCTCTATGGCCTCGGACAGAGTGCCAGCCACGTGCACCCCCTTGGGCAAACCCGCCGCGTGGTAGTCCCCCACGGCCAAAATCCGGCCCTCCCACGGCCTGCACAGAGGGCATTCGTCTGGACTGTCTGACACGATAACCAGACTGCGCCCGCTCTCGGTTATCCGGGCGAGCTTGCCTTCCACGTGCGCCCTGGCCATGGCCGTCCGTGACGCCATTTCACAATAGGAACTTATTTCCCAGCGACGCCCGGCTTTGTCCATAAACCCCGATATGCCCATATCGGCCCATCGGTTAAGCGCGGCTTGCATGGCCTGCTTCCGGGTCATGGTCCCCACCGTACTATGAAACACGGTGTCGGCTATCACGCTCCGATACCCGTCCTCCATAGAGCGCAGGATGTTGGCGTGGGTGCCATTCATCACGCGCATGGTTTCGGCGGCCAGCCGGGTTGCCGCCTCCGCGTTGGTCCTAAAAAACATGCTAGGATGCGTGGCCACCGTCCGAAGGGAAGCAAACGCCCCCAGGTCGCCCATGTACCCGGACCCGTACGAAGCGACCACGGCCTTGCCCGTTGCGACGTTGACCTTCTGGAGTTTCGCTATCTCAGACAGAGCCTCTTTGCGCACCCGCGCGATGTCCCGGTGCTTCATAACCGCCCAGTGGCTCGTGTCCAGAGCCTCCAGACCACGCTGGTTGGCCAGACGCGCGGAGTACCGAAGCAGATATTCCTCAGACCGGGCATACTGCCCCATCACCCACGCGCCCATCTGCTCTATCTGCTCAGGCCCCATGCGCTATTCCTCTTCTGCTTCGTATAAGACGCTCTCCGGGTTCGGCATGTCACCAATACCCAACTCGCTCCCTAGCTCCTGCGCTTCGTTTTCGACTTCCACTTCGGTCCACTCCGGGTGCGCCATGCGTATCTTGGTCCGAAGCGAAACCGCCTGCGCGCGGTGCAGCATCTCTATCGTGTCGGCGGCCTCCTTGGGGTCCGGCACGACACTGTCTGCCATTTCGACTCTCGGACGCATGGGAGTCGCGCCGCCGTTGAAGATGGTCTTATCAATGACCAACATCAACTCCAGGACCTCCTCGGCGGCCCGGACGAAATATCCCTCTTTCTTCTGCCTGGTGGTTAGTGACTTTCGCTCCCGGATGCGCAGCGCGGTCCCCGACTCCGCTCGACCCTCAATGCGAAGTCCAAACGACTGCGGCGAGTAACCCGCCGCACTTACGATGCGCTCAATCAAAGCCAGCATGGTCCGCTCATGCTCCTCAGCCCGCACCTCGAACTGACTTAGCGTCAGCCCGCCGTCCTTAGCAGACTGCGGGTCCATGTCCAGCGCCACAAACGCCTCCCGGTCAATGTCGAAAGAAAAACCCCCAGAACCGCGGCGCTCCAGGAACATGTCCGGCACGATGATGCGCCCCTGCCCCAGTCGAATGTCCCGAATCCAGGACGACATGACCTCGTCTAGCGAATCGAACAGACCCTCGGACGCTGCGTAGTCCGACTGGCCCAAAGAAGAGCCACGGCGCCGCCTGTTGGGTCGCATGTTGGGTACGTATCTAACCAGCAGGTCGTCTATGCCCGTTTGTACAGTGTCGGGCAAGTCCGCGGTTTCCGGTAGCGTAGCCATGGGGACGCGCCTGCCTATTTTGTCATCGGTCCCCCGATACAGAGCGTGCTCAATCAGCCCGCGGCTATGCCGCTCCAGGTGGCGCCAAACGACACCGCGGTCATCCTCCAGCACGACCCGCCAAAAGACCACGGACCGCAGAATGCCCCACCGGAAGTCCGGAATGGCCTGGTCTACTTGGCCCAGTGTCAGTATCGGGTGACCCGCCAACTCCGTGTCCCAGTTGGGCTTGAGAAAAACCCCGCCCATGGCGGCGGCTACTTCGGCGGCCTCCAGGAACTTCGAAAAGACATCAGCGTCCTGCACTAGCTGGTCCAGGCGCGCCTGGGTAGCCCGGACGTCCGAGGACGCGTTGGCTTCGTCGGCACCTGGTATCACTATGGTGGGTGGCTCGGAGAAGAGCAGGTCCGCGCTGGCCCCCGCGATGTCTGCCGCCAGCGGCACGTGCACCATGGTGCGCCGCTCCTCTGCCACGCGCCGCGCCCAAAAGCGCCCGCGCTCGGTTGGAGTGAAAACCGCGCTCGAATAGACACTGGCTAGCTGGTTGGGGTCGCCCCCGTACCAAGCCGCGTGCTCCGCGTACTCATTGTACACGTCCGACCACGCATCGGGTGGCCAGGGTATGTTTTCTGTCGGTAAAGCCAACATCACGCCGCCCCCTTCTTGGCTGTCAACCACCGGGACCAAAGCAGCCGGAGTCCGTTTATGCCGTACCGCAGCGCGTCCGGCCCGTGGTCTTCTCGTTTCAGCGGCGCGTCTTCGCCGCGCTCTTGTGCTTTAGGGTCCCACACGTAGTTGCTCAGCTCCTGCACCGTAGCCTCCGCGCGTCGGTGGAATCGGAGCAGGTCGTTGCTCAGTAGCGTGGCTATGGACCGGATGCCGCCCAGGACCTCGTTGTCGGCGTCCACCACGTGCGGGACGTTGTCCCTCCATAGCTGCACCTGGAAGGATGCGGCGCTTGGGTCAATGAAAACCCGCCGCAGTTGCACCTGATGCTGGCCAATCCACCGCATAAACGCCCGGCTGTACTCGGTGTCTGTCATCTGTCGCAGCTTCTGTCGGCTGTCCCAACGCCACTCGTCCACTACGTACAAGCGCCCGTCTTTCCCCTCACCCAACAACAAAAAAACGCACGGATTGGTCGTCCCGTAGTCAATCGCCGCCCAGTATCGGTTCATGGCGGGCAGGATGTCCACCACGTGGCGCCGCGGGTCCAGCATGTCGTAGATGGCTCCCTCGGCCTGCACCCAACGACCCAGGACAAATCGCTGGTACCAAAGACCAACGTACTCCCGCTTAAGCGCGTTAACGAACGCCGGGGACAGGGACGGGTTGTCATCTAGCCGAAACCGGAACCTCCTCAGGTCCAGCTCGTCTGCCCGCTCCAGGTATTTTTTGTTTAGCCAGTGATGCGGCCCGTCTGGGTTGGTTGTACCGATTAACTGCGCGCCATCCAGGGACAGGCGGCTCAGCGCCATGGTGAAGAACGACTCCGGCCAGAGGGTCAGCTCGTCCCCGTATAGCTTCCGGAGAGTCAATCCGCGTATCTTGCCCTCGGCCCGCTCGTCGTTCGCCCCGGCCAGATAGACCACCTTCCCGAACAAAATGCACTCGCCGCTTCCGGACTTCAGGTCGAACCGCTCCTCACCGACCAGGTCCCGAATGGGGTCCAGGATGTTCCTCTTGAGAGTGCGCTCGGTCTTGCCCACCATCATCAGCTCGCCGCTCTTAGCCTCCTTGACGGCCTTAAGCCAGCGCAGGAGGCTAGAGAATGTCTTTCCAGAACGGACCGCCCCGTCCCAGATGCAGATGCGGGCGGTGGATTGCTGAAAAGACCATAGCTGTTTGTTGCTCAACGGCACCAAAATCACGCGTCTGGATTCTCCTCGTCTGGTGGCGGTGTGGCTTCGCGGCTCTCCAGGTGCGTAAGGAACTGGTCAATGGCGCTCATTTCGGATTGACCGCCCGTGACCAGGTCACCCCGGCTCATGCGCTCAACCCGTACGGACACGTCCAGGAGCTTAGCCAGCTCGATGGTCCCTATCTCCAGCGGGTCCAGGAGCTTAACCCGGCTGGCTATCTTGGTGACGGCGTCCATGCCCAGAGCCGCGTGTCGTTGGAACATGGCGACGCGCTCCTTTTCCCACGCCCGCCGCTTTTCGCCCTGCTCCCAGTCATCGTACGCGCGCGCGCGGTCTGACCATCTGTACCTGGAGCTGTACTTGACCGCGCGCCGGAGCGTCACCCCGGCTTGCGCCGCCGCTTTGCGGATGGTGCGCGCGCTGCCCATCATCAGGTAAATGAGAAAGTAATCATACGCAGCTCGCGGCTCGCCCGGCTGCCTCTCCCAGTGATGCCTGTATTCGTCTTTGTTCGTCACTTCGTGGTCCCCCTATAAATAAAAACCGGGACCGCCCCCGGCCCCGGCCAGCGCCTGGCTTTCGAGATGACGATGCACTTACTCGCCCCGCACCTCCACGAATCGCTTGGGGAGCCAGCCAGCGTACCGGATGGCCTGAATCCGCTTTCGAATTTCTTCAACCGCATCAACCCCCTGAGGCGCTATGTGCCAATGGCCGCCGCACTCTGGCCCGATGCCGTAAAGGACCGACACCGGGTGGGTCAACGCCCGCCCGCAGGCCCGGCACCGGGTGGTTGGCGTGGCCAGCCCCTCGCCCTCGAAGTAGATGGCTTTGGCCGTTTCGCGCGTAACCACGCCCGCCATCTCATTTAAAACGCCGTTTTTCTTAGCCAGCCAAGGCGCCAGAGCAACGACCACGCGCGGCGCCTCTGCGGGTGCGACTGCGGGCGCTGGTTCGACTGCGCGCGCGGTGCGCCCCTCTGCCGCGCACCAGATGCACCCCGGACCCCCGCCCCAAAAAGCGATTTCCTGGCCCGGCTCCAGCTTCCTGTCGCAGTAGCCGCACTCCACCGGGCGCTTTGTGATTTGCACGCTAATGGCCATCGGTGTCCCTCCTGTGCTAGTGTGTCTTTCTTAACTCGATTATACCATGGCGCGCTAGGTCGTGTCAAGTCCCGCCAGTGACCCGCCGGATGCGGCGCCCCACCAGCATGCACACCAGCCCGACAGAACGAAGGGCCGGGACGCTCAACGCGTCCGGCCCTCCGCGGTCATATGCTCCGACTTGCCGGGTTAGCTGGTCTAGCTGCGCGCCCAGAGCCGCCCGGATGTCGTCTAGCTCCTCCCCTAGCGTGGCCAGACCCCCATTCTCCAATTCCACGCCCACACCACCAGGGCCGACCCCACCAAGCCCGTCGCAATCAATGCAGCACACTCGACCAGCACCCCCCGGAGCTTCTTCATGCCTTCCTCGCCCAGCGGCTCTTGCCGCTCGCTGCCAGCGCGCCGGGCGCTAGGTAGTCTATAATCGCCTCGGCCATCCCGCACGGGCTGCACACCATGGTCTTGTTGTCCACGCGGCTTAGCGCGTTGAACGCCTTCACCGGGTGCAGTGGGTTGTCCCCACACCGCGGACACGGCCTCTTGGCCTCTTCCTGCCACTCGGCGCTTTCCGCGGTGGCGGCCCCGTTGTTTGGCGCTATCTGGTCCCAGTACAACATGCTCTGTTCCTCCTTGTTAGTGTGATTATGCCTCGTCCTCGCTCACGCTCTCGGTCCGACAGATGGGACAGTACCAGAGGGAGTCATGGCCCGCTAGCTGACACCGTCCCAGCTCCTCCACCATCGTCACGTCCCAGGTATGCTCGCACTTGGGACACACCCGCGTCTGCACGAAGTACCTGGCCATGGCGCCTACTTCCCCTGCTTGGGCGCCAACGCGATATGCAGAACCCGCTGGCGCATCAATGCAACCTGAAGGAGGTTGGTCGTGCTGACGCTCGCCAAGTCGGTGGTGGCTAGGTGCTGCAGGTACTCGTCCAGATGCTTTAGCTCACGCCAAAGCCGAGAGGCGTACGCCTCGGCCACTTCGCGCGCGATGTCCTTGTATCCCTCGTCCACGCCGTGGTCAAACGCCGCGTCCCCCATGTCAATCAGGAGCTGGCTCACCATGTTCAGCACGTCCACAATCGGGTGGTTGTCATTCACCATGTGCTTGGCGTCTGCCAAGATGCTCATGGCCACGCACCGCATGGCCTCCTCGTGCGACTCGTCGTAACGAGCCATCCGCTCGGCCACCGCGTTTCGCGTGTTCAGTGCCACTTCCCTCTGCTTGCCATTCATCTGTTTGGCCTCCTATCCTTCTATTATCTATGCCATGAGGACGGTCACTGGGACCGCGCCCCACGCGCCCTGCACCATCCAAAAGCCCCGGCCCTCGACGACCTTCAGGCCGTCGTCCATCATGCTGTCCAGGCCGTCTTCGACCAGAGCCTGTATCCGTCTGCGGAACCTCATTGTGGCGTTGTCTGCCTTCAAGATGGTGGCGTCGAACGGCCCGGCTCCGACTTCCACCCGGACCGTGACCACGCAGTTGGTCTGGTTGGTCAGGACCAGATGGCCTTCGGCGTTGATGCCGATTCTCCAGAATGCGCCAACGGCCTCGACCTCGCCCATCAGGTACTCGGTGATTGCCTGCTTGGTGACCTGGTCCTTTGTTTTGTTGAACGACTTCTTGAGTTCGGGGTAGTCCGCCAGCAGTTGCGCGCGAAGCTGTAGGAAGTAGCTCGCGCACTCGTCCCTGTTGCACTGTCCGTTGTACTTGCAGTCCCTGCATGGTTCGTGCGGTGCCTTCGCGCCAACGGCCCCGGCCTCGATGCTTGCCTGCTTGGTGACCTGGTCCTTTGTGTGTGTCATTTCGTGCGCCCCCTCTTCTCTCTCTCCTACTTCCATTATACCATGGCGAGGCGCATCTTGTCAATATATTTCTTGCAATCGATTTTTATCGGTTTTTGTCCCACGCCAGATGGACCCTGCGCACGTACGCGCCCACGCGCGGGCGGGCGGGTCCCTGGTTGTAAGCGGCCAGCCCCAGGTCCACACAACCGAATCGGTCAATCAACCCGGACAGATAGGCCGCCGCGGTTTCGATTTGGCCCGACACCCCGCCGCTCGTGTCATGGTACCTGGGATGGAGCTGCATCAGCCCGACCTCGCCCAATGCGCCAACCACGGCGGGGTTCATGCTCGACTCGACCCACGCCACGGCGTGCAGGATGCCGTCGGGCAGGCCATGCCGGACCTCCGCGGCTGTCAGCAGCTCCTCCAGCGTCGGTTCTTCCACTCCGGTTATGTCCATCGGCTCGACATGGTCCACCCGCGGCGGCATCGAAACCGGGACCGGGACCGACACCCCGGCCAGGAACACCACCAGCGCCGTCAATGCGGCCAGCATCAGCCCGGAAGCACGTCCACTTGGACGCGGCGCCTCAGGACCTTGTTAGTACCGTCGATGTTTACTGTCATCCACGCGTAATAGGTCCGGCCCGCTTCGTAGATGGCCTTGGTAGCGTCGAAGACAAAATAGACATCAGGAGCCACTATCTCGGTGACGCCGCTCTCAACCGCAACCCCCGCGCTGTCCCGGACCTCGTACGCCCCGGAGCTTATGGTGTAGCTGCTAGTCACTCGGCGGCTTACCGTGACGCCGATGTTTCTCTTTTCCCCCTTGATGACATGCCTCATTGTCTGCCCCTCCAGTATAAAGTCCGCGCGCAGCTCGTTCGCCAGGAAGTGCGGCGCCATGTCAAACAGAGCGAAGTCGGCGCGTAGCTCCGTCAGGTCCAACTGCAGGAAGACGAACTCGCTTACTAGGCGCCGGAGCGTGTCCGATAGGTACTCGGTGTCGGCTACAGCCCGCCGGAGTGCGTCCGCGGAGTAAACCAGGTCCCCCAACACCGTGCGCAGCAGGTCCGCTCCGTACTGCCCCGCCTCGGCCAGGCGCCGGAGCGTGTCCGCGGTCCAGTGGCTTGCTTCGGTTAACCGCCGGAGCGTGTCCGCGGCAAACACACTATCTGCCCACAAGACCCGGACCGTGTCGGCCCCGTACGCCACCGCCTCGACCACGCGGCGCAGCGCGTCGGCCTCGTAGGTCAGGTCCACCACCTGGCGCCGCTCCGTGTCGGCGCTGGTGTCTTGGTCAGCAACCAACCGCCGCAGCGCGTCGGCCACGAAGACATCAACCAACCCCAGCTCCCGGAGCGTGTCCGCTCTGTATAGCTCGTCGGCAACCAAGAACCGGAGCGCATCGGCCCCGTAGACCGCATCAGCCTCCACGCGCCTGAGGGAGTCGGCCCCCAACACCATGTCCTCGACCACGCGCCGGACAGCGTCTACCGTGTGCACCATGGTGGCTGCCAACGCCCTAACCGCGTCCGCTGCGTGCTCCTGGTCTTGCTTCAGAACCCGGAGCGTGTCCGCTCGGTACGTGTCCAGGACCACCTCAATGAGAACCCGGAGCGTGTCAACAGCAAGAACCTGGTTGGCCGTTAGCCGCCTAAGTGCGTCGGCGGTCTGGCTTTGGTCTTGTATCAATGCGCGGAGCGTATCTGCCTCGTGCTCCTGCGACTGCGCCAAGGCGCGGAGTGTGTCTGCCCTGTGTAGGACGTCCCCCGCTAGCTGCCGGACTGCGTCGGCGCCGTGGCTCTGCGTTTCAACCACGGCGCGGAGCGCGTCGGCTACTTGGCTCTGGTCTTGCGCCAGCGCCCGGACCGCATCCCCCGCGCCCTGCTGGTCCTGCGCCAAAGCACGGACCGCGTCAGCTAGGTGCGCCTGGTCCTGGGTCAACGTACGAAGCGCGTCCCCCACGTGCGCTTGGGCTTGAGCCAGCCGCCGGAGCACGTCGCCGGGGATGCTTTGGTCCTGCGTCAGCCTCCGAACCGAGTCACCGAAGCCGCTCTGGTCTTGCATCAGCTCCCGGACCGCGTCGCTGAGGCTGCTCTGGTCCTGCACCAAAACCCGAAGCGCGTCCCCCGCGCTCGCCTGGCTCTGTGCCAGCGCGCGGAGCGTGTCCCCCGCGCTCGCCTGGTCCTGCGTCAGCTCCCGCAGCACATCCCCGGCATAGCTCTGCGCCTGGGTCAGCACCCGGCTGGTGTCGGCTGGATAGGTGTCCTCCTCCTCCACGTGGGCAACGGACACGACCTCCGACCAATCCCCATACGCGCCCGATTCGTAGTGGCGGCCCCGGTAGTAGTAGGTCACGCCACCGCTGAACGGCCCCGCATTATCATAGGTGTCCGGGTCAGGGTCGTCATCGTACACCCGCGCCAAGAAGGTCCATGTGCCTTCGCTACCCTCTCGCCACTCCAGCTCTACATGGTCTGCGTAGAGGATTGTGCGCCTGGTGTCTGCCGTGTAGGTCTGGTCTTGGACCAGCCTGCGCCGGGTATCTGCTGGATATTCGTCCGGCTCCGGCTCAACCTCATACTCTAGCTCAATGGCACCCGGTGCGCCTGCGCCGCCTGCGTTGTTCCCGCCGCCCGAACGCCTAAC